CCTGACGGGAGCGGGTGAGAACCTTCTCCACCTGCGCCTCACGCTCCAGCGCCTTGGTCTTGAGCTGATCCTTCTCGTCCCACTCTGCTAGCAGGTTCTCCGACCGAGACAGGTCCTCATCGGCCGGCTCGTCCATCTCCTCGATGACCTGGATTTCCGCCCGCAGGGCCTCCATCTCCTCGTCGAGGATTTCGCTTCTCTTCTTGGCCATGGTTGTTCTCGCTCCTTACGCGAGTCCGCGCTCACGCAACGCCCGCTTCAGGGCGAGGTGACGCTGCCGTAGCCGACCGGAGTGCCCATCGGGCGAGTCCTCGGCGCCGGGTCCCGTGGTGGGAGTGGCGGTGTCATCGTCCGGGTCCGGTGGAGTGGACGACGATGCGTGTGTGATGAACTGCCGCGCCTCATCCAGCGCGGCGACCAACTGTTCGGCCGAGCGCATGGCAAGAATGCCGGCGCCGACGTAGGCGGGGCTCGGCGTGGGGCCGAACTCCCGCAGACCCAGCTCCAGGTGCCGCCACATCGGCAGTTGTCCGCCGCTTCGGCGTACCCTGGGCGGGCGCTTCGGGTTGGATCGGATGATGGGGCCTCGGAACGAGTAACCGCGAATGTCGCCGTTGCGGATCGCCTCAAGTACCGCGTCGGCCAGATCCGACCGGTTGTAGCGGGTCACCGTGAGCAGCCCCCGCCGATCCGGCTTGACCTCCAATGCCCGGCCAATCGGGACGCTGCCAAGATCAGACGGCGTGCCGTGGATCGTCATGCCGTGGTGGTAGTACACGCCGACCCGGTCGATGCCGTGCGAGAGAGTACGGTTGAACGCGGAACGTTCGATCTCCTCCATGTAGTGGCCATGCTGATCCATGATCTCGGCCGGGGTGTTGAAGATCGCCGCATAAGCTTCCACCGTGCGGCCGTCGCCGCCGGAGCGGATGATGCAATCCTCCAGCGTCCACGACCGGTCGAACATCGGCCGGGACCGGTCGGCGTCGGGCTCGTTGGCGTACAAGGCGGCCATGTGCTTGTCCGCGTCATCCCGGCTCATGTGACAGGCCACCACCTTTCCATCGTCATCCTTGACCACCGCGAACGGCTCGGACGCGGGGCACTCAGAGTGCTCAGATTCGATATGCCAGGGCATCGTTAACCTCCCGACGACCCGTTGCTACTGCCGATCGGGAGCGCCAACTGCTCGCCGACCGGTTCCGGGGCCGCGTTCGTACCGGCCGGCTGCAACTGCACGGAGAACAGACCCGAATGCTTACCGCGTAGACGCGACGCCTCGCCGGAATCGACGTACTCGACGACCGCGTCAGGCTGGTAACCGGCGTCGAGCAGCGTCCGCATCGTCTGCGCATCCGACGCACGGATCTCCGCGGCGTCCTTCTCATCCTCACGCAGGAACTCGACGTCCCGGTCGTCGTACCACAGCCGCGACGCCCGCTGCGGCGGCGGGACCAGCATCTCCAGCGACCCGGACGCGTTGCGCCACAATGGGCGCATCGTGATCTGTGCGGTGGCCCGCTTCGCCGCACCGAAGTTTCCGGCGTTCAGCGATGCGCCCTGCATGCCCTCGGACAGGCCCACCACCGCCGGGTGCACGCCAGCCGCGGTGGCAATTCGGGTCTCACCGGCGCCCTGAGTGATCTTGAAGTCGATCTGGCGCATATCCGCGCCGATCACAGACACATCCGCGCCGCCTGCGGTATACAGCGTCTTGTAGGCGTGCTCGACACCCATGTGCTGCTCGTTCATCATTCCGATGAACTCGCGGAACTGCTCCGGGGTCATCTGCTGCGGTAGCGAGACTGCCAGGTTCGGGGTGGCGGCGTTCTCGAAGAACTTCAGCTTGTGCCGGGTCGCCGCCGTGTCCGCCTGAATCTCCCGGACGATCGGGGTCAACCACGACATGCCCCGGTAATTCGCCAGCGGATCCGGGCTCGGCGCGAAATGCGCCACCTCGTTAGCCAGGAACGGCTCCGGATCACTGCCCGCCGCGGTCCGCATATCGCCCTGACCGCTCTTGCCGCCCTCGTAGTAGACGTACCCGATCCGCCGCATGCCGACCCGGCCGCCGTTCGGGCCGATCCGCGGCTCCAGGATGATGTCCGTCCAGTCCGGGCGCAGCCGCACAACCTCATCGTCGATCACAGTGCCGAACCAATTGCCGGCCAGGTCCGCATCCAGGATCATCTGCGCCAGCAGGTCACCGGTCGTACCACCGAGGAACGGGCGCTCCAGCAGCGACAGCGACTCGTCGCCGAACAGTTCACCCGGCCGGCCCTTACGCAGCGACTGGAACTGGAACCGCGCCTCGCTAAACACCTTCGTGCGGACCATCTGGCACGCATAGACCACGCCGCTGGACCTGTAAGCGTGCTGCACGTACTCCAGGAACGTCTCGCCGATCGGCTCGGCCGGCAGGTTCTTATACGTGGTGCGATAGCCCAGCGGGTCCTGCAGGCCGCCGAACTGCATAACCATCTGCAGGTACTCGCTCAACGCGTAGCGCTGAACCTCATCCGACGGCTTAACCAGCGCGTCGAGCAACTTCACGGCGCGCCTCCAGGTATCGGATCACATAAGCGGCCAGTACGGCTTGCAGACCCGCGATGAGCAGGCCCAACGGGAGGGCGACGAGGAACGCGGCGGTTGCAATGGCGAGTGCGCCGGCGACGGCGAGGGTGATACTCAGGGTGGTCATCCCCAGGCCACCATTCCGGCCACACCCGAATCGGCACGTTGGATCGCCCGGTCATGACACATGGCCAATGCGTAAGCTGCGTCGATCTTCCCGCGACTCTTGGACTTCTGCAGAGTGAACCCGCGCTCGTTGTACCGAGGGATCGCGTTAAGGATCTGAGTGGTGAACTCGACCTGACCGTCATGGCTGATCTCGGCCCGCTTGACGGCCTCGAGAAGCGACCCGAATGCCGGAGTCATCCGCTCCAACGACTGAGGTATCTCCACCATCGGAAGGCCCTCATCCGCCAGCATCTGCGCCGGCACCTCGAACAGTCGCGGGTCATACGCGATAGCTTCGACGTCGAAAACCTGATCCAAATCCCGCAGATGCTGCATGATCGACGTCAGGTCGATGGACTCATCCGGGGTGGGCAGCCAGATGCGGGCCACCACATGCAAGCGGCCATCCGGTCGGCGCTGGCCGATTACCACAGCGGTCGAATCCCGCTTGATCCCAACATCGACACCCACCCAAGAGCGGGCATCGGGCACCAGCTGATATGGATCGGTCAATGATTCCCAGGACTTGCGGCCGTCGGCGCCCAACCAACCGTCGGTGCCATCGACCCACTGGCCCAGATGAAAGATGCGGAAGTGCGACTCAGGGCTGATCTTGACAGCGGTACGAAGAGCTTCGATGTTCTGATATCCGGCGCCGAGGGCGTGGTTGGCGATTCGCCAAGCATTCTCGTCGTGCAGGTCGCAACCCTCAGGCGCAGCCTGCTCGGTGTAGCTGAACCCCGGCAGATCGCCGCCGGACTCCAGCCACGCCAGCCGCAGCGCCCACAACGCATTTTCCCGGTCGAACCCCGGCGTGCCGGTGCCGACCACCAGGGACCGTTCCCGCTTGCCGGAGGCCAACAGCATCGCATCCCACGCCTCGAGCGGCTGGAATCCGATCTCGTCCATGATGGCAAGCGACGGGTCGAGCCCCTGTAGACCGTTAACATTGTTGGACATCGGGAACATCTCGCCGCCGGTCTGTTCCACATGGATGCGGTGAGTGCCAATGGCGGTGTAAATGATCGACCGGTCGGCGAGTTCGGGCTCGGCCTTGACCATGGCGACGGCGACACCGTAGATCGATCGGACAGCCTGCTGGGTACGGGTGGCCACAACCGGCACCTGTGGGGCTCCGGTGTCGCCAAGCCCGTCGAAGGTGGCCCACACGCCGAGTCCGGCGAGTTCGGTGCTCTTGCCCTGGCCACGCGGGCAGGACTTGACCGCTGAGGTCACGCCGTCAGCGAGGATTTTCTCGAGCCATTCCTTCTGCGAAGAGGACAGCCGTATCGGCTGGCCGTGGCCGTACCCCTTGGGGGGCCGGCAGTACGTCTCCATGAACCTGATAGCCCGCGCGGCCAAGGAACGGGTGCGCCATTTCGTCCACGGCCCGTCGGTGTAATCCGCCTGGTGACGTCGAGCAGAGCCGCCATGATCCATGGACTGCCTGGAGGCCATCGTGCCCTCCCTTTGCGCCCAAGATCGTTGTATGAAAAAGCGACAG